AACCTTCTTGCCCAGCCTTCCTCGTCAAAAGTATGCCATTCCTCAATCCCGTTATCAATCGACACAGAGAAAGACTCTATATCCTTTATGATTACTGCCTTTGCTTTGCTTTCCCCTGCTTTGAAAGAATTTTTGTGCACCGGGAAAACTCCTGTTTTAACCGCCATTTACTGCTCCTTTCTGTAGACAAAATCTACCCATATAACATATTCATATATACCTTTTTCATCCGTTCCCACATCCTGTGGTTCAGGTGTCATAAGCCTTACATACGCAACAGGCTTATCATCAATAATAAGGTTATCAGCCTTAATAAGCATATCAAAAAGCCTGTATGCCGTATCTTCGCTTTCATTTTTTAACCTATTCCAGTGAATCAGTAAGGATACAGGCTTCACTTCATAGGTTGCCAAATCAACACCACCGATTGGCATATTCGGCATTCCGCTTGTTTCTCTGCTGTAAACACCTATTGACTGGTTCTCTTTAGCATCGAGCTTGCCTATATATACCTTTGGGGTAATTCCAAGATCTGCTATATAGTCTCTCACAGCACTCAGCTTCATCATACCTCTGCCTCTTTCTTATAGATTTCCTTAAAAGTATTTATTGCAAAATCTTCATAAGTTCCGCCTGCAAGCCAGTCCTCATACCATTTACCCCTCGCATTCGGGTTTTCATATTTGCTGAAATTATATTCAGGATGATAATACAGCCTTCTTGCATATGGTGTAGAGGTCACAAGCCTAACCAGTCCATCCGACACCTGGGAATTATCTACAAATGTACCTTCATTTTGCATCGCGCCTGTATCCCTCGGCATTACTTGTGCCTGCACTACTTCGGTATGTACAGCTTCTGCGGTCTGCTCTAATGCCCTTTTAGTGGCTTCTGTAAGCTCTTTCATCCGCCACATATTCATCTTCACATGCACAGGCATTAAACCACCTCCAAGCGTGTATAATTTACACTGCCATCAGGGTTTCTAGCCTTCATGCCTCTTTCGATCCGCCTTTTTTCTCCAAAAACTTCTACGGCGCCACCGCTTATAACGCTCATATCAGGGGCTATATCACCATCAAACATGGCTGTCCCTGTTATTTCTACGGTCTTTTTTTCATCTGTAAAAATAGTCTTTGCTACATCCTGAAAGTTGCATAAAAGGTCAAGTTCCATTGACACAGGCTCACCATCATAATTGATTTTCTCACTTTCAATTATGACTTTTATAGGTGTATTACACACACTTTTTGGCACTAACTTAGGATACTTCATATTTCACCTCGCTAACTGGCAACAAAGCCCTGTTTGTTCAAGTATTGAATAAAGCTCCCTTTTCATAGCTACACCTTTTTGTACGCGTACATTCCAGCTCTCTCCAAATTGCATAGAAACACCATTGACACTATAGCCGGTCAGTACTGACTCCAGTAAATCTGAATTGGAAATATTAAAGGCTGCCTGCTCACAGACAACCTCTTTTATAATTTCCTGCTGAAATACAGACAGGTTTTCAAAGCCTCTGCCTACAACCCTATTGAAGGTAAGTGTATCAACCTGTCTGCTTGCTTTTATCAGGGCTTTTTTCAACTCATCATCTTCAACTGCTTCTTTACAGTGTGCCCTGTAATCGTCTAAATCTGCATAAGCTTTATACATTGCCTACCTGCCTTTTAATCTGCTTTCTTACTCTTGCCGCCTTTTGACTGCTCAGACTCTTTACCTTCCTTCTCAGCAAGTTCTGCCTCTAATTCTTTTATTCTTGCAAGAGCCCTCTCATGTACCGCCCAACTTACAGCAGCAGAGGGAGACCGCTCAAGCAGTTCTCCCTCATCACTGTATATGTCATAGCCGTCAGCAAGGTACATTTTCTTTTCTGCCTCTGAAATGGTGTAGGTTTTATTATCTTTTTGTGCTAACATTTAATCTCCTTTCTGCGTTAAGCCTGTGCGTTTATCCTAATACCTTCCTTAAGAAGCTGGTCAATGCCAAATGTACCGTTATACTTCCTGTTCTGATAAATGTAATTATCGGCAGTCCTTGAATCGTGCCCAGGGGTAAACACTTTAATATAGCTATACTTCTGCCTTGATACCTGTGCCTCAGGATCTACAAGGATATAGTTTATCTGCTTCGCTGCCCCAGCAGGCACACAACCGTTGGTGAAGTCATACCCTGTTTTAAGCCTTGCAGATGGTACTTCCACAATTTTCATAATATCATCAACAGTATGTACTCTTCTATCAATGTTGCCATCACCTGTTACTTCAAGAGTTCTCTGTATGCCGTCAGCAGTCTTAAGAAGCTTTTTTACCGTAGGAGTGCAGTACATGATTACCCTGTCAAGCGGTACTCCTGCCTCTGAAAATGCGATTAAGTCATCATCAAGCTGTTCAAGTATGTTCGCCTTAGTAAGTACAGTATTGGAAATGTTTGCATTTACCCTCTTGGCCTCTGCGAAGAGTTTAGAGAAAGTGTAGCAGTCAACCTCTGGGATTGCTCGTGTCTTCTCAAACCTTGCCTGAATGTTGGCAATACTTACAACAAGATTTGTCTCGTCTACATCCATAGGGTCGATTGCAAACTCAATATCCCTATCATGATCAAGTGTCTTAATCTCATAATCGTTTAAATAAGTACCGGCATTAAATCCTACAGTGCCTCTCCTGTGGTCTTTGTAACCGCTTACGACCATCTTAGGTACTTTAAGATTTTTGCCCTGTACAATCTGCAAGTCCTGATTGGAATTGTACAAGTCAAAACTCAACTGTGACTGTCCATAAAGCTCCCTAAGTGTGTTTGAAAATATGTCTGCATACTTCAGTTCCATATAAATTACCTCTCTTTCTTATTTTTTTGGTCTTATACCAAAAATTGCGTTTAACTGTTCCTGTGCAGGGTTTCCACCACCTGCATTGTTGTCTCCGGAAGCTCCCACCTGTACAAATCCCTGATTATCACTGGTCTTTGGCTTAAGCTCAGGAATATCTTCAAGAACCTTGTTTATAGCTGTGGTTACTGCTTCCGTATTGATTTTCCCATCGTCACCTATAACTGTGCTAAAATCAGCCATCTTGATAATGTATGGGATTGTTTTAGTGCCTACACCAAGCGATGCTGCCACTGTTGTAGCACTTGCTTCAATTTTTGCCTTTTTTGCCTCTTCCTGTACCTGTGCAAGTTGGCTTTGGATTGCTTCAACATCAGGTGCATTTTTTGCCTTTTCAGCCCTAAAGGTTGACATTGCCTGCTCTGCTTCTTCCTGTGATAACCCCTGCTGTTTAAAGTAGGCTTTTAAGGCTGTCTCCTCTTTAGCTTTAAGAGTACCATCTAACATCTGCTGTATCTTGGTGTAGTCAATTTCAGCCGTTGAAGTACCCTGTGACTGTGCCCCTGCCTGTGTGCCGTTTGGCTCAGTTCCTGCCTGTGCATTTTCACCCTCTCCTGCACCCTCGGCAAAAAACTGTAAGTTGGTTCTAAATCTTCTCATATTTACCTCCGTTTTTAGGGTGTCCCCCTATATGTTCCGTTGTCATCAGTGTCACTGGCCACGCACCTTTTTAAGCCTTATCGTGTTTGGGCATTAAAAAAGCACCCTGCTAAGGTGCTTGATTTTTTTACATATATGTGCTAGTATAAAGATACAAAAGAGGTTTGTCGCTGCCTGTTAAGGCGGAGGGCTAACCTCTTTTTAATACTTTATTTTTTAAGTTTCTCCTTCCTGCTAAACGCAGTCATAATCAGGATTATACTCTTTTGTTATGTCAAACGGCTTTGGTACAGTTCCATAAAGTTCTATTGTATAATCAAAATCATCCTCTATACATTTTAGCAACAATTCAGCATACTCATTCTGGTCAAAATCCACATTTGGTGGAAGTTCAGGACTATATAAGAAGTAATCCATAAATTTACCATGAGCTACATCAAGCTTTTTTTTCATTTTACCATCTCCTTTAGCTTTTCCTTAAACCATTTATGTGCCGTTGGAAAATACTTATCCAATTCTGCATATCTTGTCTTATCAAATTCAGCTTCAAACATATGCGCAAATGCCTCCGCTGTTATATTATCCTCATTATCCCAATATCCCTCTGGATGACCTGCTACCCCAACTATATTACCTTTAGTTATACCTTCAAATATATCAGATACCGCTGAATGTTTATGCATGTTGTTTAGCTCAATGCTTATAGCTTTATCAACCTTATCATAAGTTTTTATAGCTTTTTCTTTTCCGTAATTAATCCTATAATTCGTCATATCATGTGCAAGCAATTTCTTAAATTCTATATCCTTAGAAACTCCACCAGCCAAATCGTCAATCATATGCCCATGTTCATGGAAATATGTGGTACCTTTATTAGTCATATCGGCTTTGTAGTTCATATGAATTTTCTTTGCGTTTCTGTCATAATAAGCACTATTTATGTAATCATACTTTTCAACAGAATCTAAAGGAATAAACTTATTAAACACTGTTTTTGCATCATCTGAAGCATGTGAAAATTTATCTTTCAGCAACTTATAATAGTCTTTTTCCACATACTGTATATCTTGCACTTTAGCTTTGAATTTCCCCAGCTCTGATTCAACTATATCTATCTTTTCGCCTTTTCCTTTTACAGGCTCATTTGGAACTATTTCTACAAATTTCGGTTCTTTAACATCAATTATATCACTTTTTGTAGAATTTTCTACAACATATTTCTTTTCCTTATTCTTCGTATTACTTGTAGAATTCTTAATGCTTTTTAACCTATTCTGCCATTCTTCTTTCCTTGCCTTATACTTTTTCTTATTCTCTTCATCAAGTGAATTCTTTGAAAGCCTGTCATACTTCTCAACCTGCCTTTTTATGTACTTCTCCTTCTGTTCATTGGTATAGTTTTCACCAATCTGTGCAAGCTCTTCCTTGGTGTATCCACTTTCTTCCTTGCTTATGCCCTCAAAAAAGGTTGTATGGCTATCCCGGCAATTTGGATGGTATAGCCCTTTACTTATTGCGGTTGACATAAGTGGATATCCCCCATCATTTTTATTTCCACCGCTCCATACATCATCAATCATAACTTTACCTACAAACGGCAGACACTTAGGACATGCACCGCCTCTTTTATTTACTATGACGGTGGCAATCCCCCATTCCTGTCTTTTTTCTCCTGCACCCTGTAAATAAGCTCTTTTGGCAGCAGTCCTTATAGCCATTTCCGCATAATCTGAAAGCGTATGCATTGAACCATTGGCATAAGTCACACATTTTAACCCTGCTGAGAGCATATCTTTGGTAGCCATATCAACAGCTTTTTTATATGTCCCCGCTCCTGTGTTCGCATACACCTGAGCATTAAATATAGCCTTTCTGTATGCATCGTTAGACCTGCGAAGAATTGCAATCTCCGCTTTTTCCATATCGTTTACAGTAGCTTTAATCAGTGCATTAAGCTTAGCTTCGTTAACCCTAAAGAAATCAGCGGTCATAGCCTGCTTTGTACCTCTGAATTTATATCCTTTCTTTATTGCCTTAAGTATCTTTATTTCCTCGTCAAATCCGCCTTTATTCTTTGCTTCCCTTATGAAGTCCTCTACATTTTTATTTAGTCCCTTAAATTCAGCCTTAAGCCTTTTAGCGTTCCGTCTTTTATAAATATCTAATGCTTTGAGCTGTTCCACCTGCCACATATTCCACTTAAACAACTGGTCTTTTTCAGCTTCTCTGTGGAGCCCAAAATTCCTTATCATAGAGGTTATCAGTTCGTTTTCAATCGTTTCCATAGCGGATGTAATATCATAATCTTTACCCATAAGCTACCGCCTGTTATAAGCCAATGCCATCAAGATTAAGTGAAGGTTCTTCAAGTTCCATAACCCCCATTTCTTCTTTTATCCGTCTTGCTTCTTCCGCCTTCCATTCAGTATCTTTAGTTACTCCATACATTTCTTCTATTGCAGCTTCTACGGACATTATGCCTTGTGCTTTAGCCTTGCCTACAGTCTCCACAAGGCTTTCAAAGCTCGGATTTGCGTACTCGCCAAATTCAGCGGTTATCTCAGTATCTTCAAGGGGAAGTCTGTTCATTGTCCAGTAGGTTTTTAACACTGCTTCTGCAAGCTTTGGCAGTGTCTGAACCAGTACATTTACTATCTTGTTTCTTGTATACAGTGTGGCTTTTTCTTTTTCTCTCTGTGCTTCAGCATTATCCAGTTTTTTTACATCAATACCCAACGTTGAAGGACTAATAAGCCCCTGTAAACACAAATCAAGGGCGGTTATGTAGGTAGCCTGATAGCTTTCATGTGGTATTGCAGGCTGGTCTACTTCTACTTTCTGTGTTGCGCCCTCAGCCATATTATCTGAATGTACTAAAAATCTGTTGTCAAACGGGTTAGGCTTCAGTGTTTCCCCTGTATTAGGGTTTCTAGGTACAAATGACTCCGGGATATACTCTTTAGCTCTGCCCGACCTTAAGGCATCCATCCACTGGCTCCCCGCCTCCTCAAGTGCATCAAAGCAATCCGCCTCTTTATCAAT